ATGTAGTTGCAGGAAACGTATCTAAGGACCATGAGGTCTTAATATCTATGATACTTGTCTCAGTGATAATATCACAGCATCCGGATAACCACTCATTCTCTACCCTCTCCTCATTCTTTTTGTAGTCCTCTAACCTAACCAGGTTAAGCAGATTAATACTGTCCTGCTCCTGTGCTAGTCCTTTGGTGATGTACTTGCTGTTCAGCTCACTCCTGTACTCAAAGAAATCCTCTTTGGCTTTCTGAATGATATAGCTCTTAGCTGTTTGACTCAATGCCTCCCCCTTAGTCCTGGAGGAGGTCATTAATTTACCTAATGATGATGCTCTAAACTTCATAGCTGTGCCTCCTGCTCTTTAGTTAGGTTGTACATCTCTTTAATTTGCTCAGGAGTGAATTTACCACTCTTCACTGCTGCCAGTGCCTTATCCCATCTCTCCCCATCTAGCGTAGGCTTTGCCTTAGGTGCCTTGCTTGCAGTCTCACCATCATCATCTATAGCTTGCAGGGATAGTAAACTAACTAATGTACCTCTTCGATAGTAAGTAATGCAGCTAAGTAGCTTCTGAGGATCTAAAATAGCAGGTAATTCAAGTGAACTTTCTACATTCTCACCTGTTTCAATGTCAATTATTCTACTGATTACCTTGTTATCAATAACCGGTTGCATCAAGATTAGTCCGCAGTCCATTAGGATAGGCTCAACGGTCTCAATGATAGAGTTAATATCAGCGTAACTGCGTTTGAAATGGGGATTAGTAGCATTCTTAATGACCTTACCCATTGACTGCTTAGCACAGTGCAATTTTTGATAGATATTTAGTGCTGTTTTTGGCTCTTCAGCTTGAGCTGTTTTCCTTGTTGTCATAATTTTAAGGTGTTAATTTCTACAAATATACAAATTAATTGCACTTATTTATAAAATCATTGAAAAATTCTACAAAACTATCGAAGTCTTTTGCTATGTAATAGGTGCCTCCTGCCTTCTCGATGTTCCCCTGGTATCTCTTTTGTGCTTCAGACTGTCTATCCTTACCTATCTTTACCTCTATTTTCACACTACGACCCTTAATGGTAGCAGATATATCAGCACTCCCAGCTGTAGAGGTTCCCTTTGTCCAGGTTACCCCGATCACCTTACCGGCTGTTGTCTTTTTTTCTCTTGCTGTTCCCATTGTGTTAATGCGTTCAGCTTGATAACCTTGATAGTTGATATAGTCACAGATTGCCCTGGTCAATCCATTTGCTGTTGAGTCTTTGTACATTGTTTTAGGTATATAATCAGGTGGGTAATTTGGGTGTGTAATGGCATACCGTTGAAGCTTCAGCTCATGAAGCAGTGCCTTATACTCTTTTTTCATAGTTTAATTTTGAGCAGATATTCCTCCTTATCCTTCCATACTTTCAAATCATACTCTCCCTTAGGAAGTTGGATAAATGAATTGCCATAGGTAGGTACAGTATCAGTGTAACCTATTACCTGGATATAGTCATATCTGCCTACTTCTATGTATCCATACGCATCACATTTCTGTGAGCTCTTGCAGGATGCTATCAGCATCACTACAGCTAAATTAAAAAGGTGCTTCATTTGTTTGTTTTATATTGTTAAAATCATTCGGGTCAGTGCTTGGAAGCTTAAGCTCGAAGTATCTGCCATGTTGGTCTCTATCTTTGCTCATGATATAGCCTTTGTAAGTAGCCCAAGATGCCACCCATCTCAAGTACTTTTTACTATCAAGGTCTTTGAATGCGTTTGTATCATTTTGGAAGGCCTCAAGACTGCTCTTATTGTAGTGTCTAATGTTAGCCGATATATTACCGTCAATAGCAAAGTCATAGAACTCTTTACATGTAGCCTGAATAAATCGCTTCGCATCCGCATTAATACTTTTAGACTTCATTAACCCTATCTGCAGGTACATTTGCAAATTATTCAGCATGTAGTTATCGAATGCACTCCATTCGTCAGCAGTCCACTCATCAAATAATAGCCGGCCATACTCTTGCACTGGGTTCCGTTGTGAGTTGAAGTACTGAAAGAACTCTATCTCATGCCTTCTACGGTCATGTGATGTACCTGCTCCTGCTATTACATAGTTGGTAGTGATAACTATCTTGGGTGAACGTTCAAATGGGATATAGATCTCATCTTTGTTTTTTCGATTGACAGGGATACCCTCAGTGATCAGTGAGAATAACTGCTCAAAATCGAAGTTCTTTTTAACATCATCAAATGCTAGGACTTGAGTATCCAAGTTAACCCGTTGGTATACGAAATCACTCTTTCCAGGATTGAAGGCCTTACCGTCTATCTTAATGACTTTGCGGATATTACTCAATGCAGTCAACACTAAGCTCTTACCACTACCTCCATTCGGGTTATCATCAATCTCCTGATCATTAAATATAATCGCCTTTTGGTCAGTTTTATCTTTGAAGGTGTGAAGCAGGTACCCCAGTGTGGTCTCCATGGCTTGTATCCTCACATCATCCTGTGCTGATACCTTATGTATAAAATCTTTGAAGTTGTTATCGTGAATCGCGATTGAGGTATAATTTCTGTTGATTATTTGACCGGACCAAATGTAGCCATCAATATCAATGTAGCTCAATAGGTCAATGCTTTTCTTAGTTATCCTAACTACTCCATTGAGGAAAGGGATATAAGATACATTTCTATCATCCTGCAATATCTTCATGTCAATACTATCTAGCATGTTTAGATAGTTTTCAGTAAACAAATTTGTTGACTTCGCACAGTGGTTATACACATCCAACTCACCCTGTGATTTGAGGTAGTTAAGCACAAAGTCCTTAATCAGCTCGGTACCGCTTTCGTTTACTTTGTTCTCTTGGATGTATACAAAGGTAGGTTTTTTAGAGCTCTCAGGATAGTACTTAGCAAAGCCATGCTTATGCAGGAACCTAGCAAAGTCCATTGGCACTATCTTCATTTTGTTACCTTCACCTTCCCAGAACTTGTCATCAATGTTCTGAACATCTTTCTGTACACTTTGAATGATATTCTCATCCACTCCTAACTGCCTCTTGATATCCTCTTTATTGATCCCATCTCTTAGCTTTACCTTCACCCTGTCCACTGTGCTCTTATCCTCAAAGTACTTAGTACCAAATGCACCCCTTCTGTAGGCATTGGCCACAGTGTTATTGATTTCATAGGCCTCAAAGCCAGGTTGCTGATATTGAAGCAGGTACTCTTTCGCCATTCTCTCATCCACACCATACTCACACATGCATACTGCTACCTTAAAAAGCCATAGGTTACGTTCACCCTCTTGAAAGTTACCATGATTGAACTTCATAATGAGCTCAATGATCTTATCCTCATTGGTTAATGGAAGCACTGGGGCTTTCTCACTAACAGTGTATCCCTTATCCTCCAGAATATCGGTATACTCATCCGCAAATTCATTGAGATATGCATCAGGGTCATAGCTTTCAAAGCAAACCCTTGAGATATTGCTATTGGCTGAGTCAAAATACTCACTTTGGAAGTACTCAGCAAAGGCACCAAACCTGCGTTTATGCTCATACTTGTCACTTTGTGGTATTCTAATGACTGCCTTGAGTCCATTACCACTCGGTGAAGTAAACATCATGTACACATACGGACATTCCTTGAGCTTTTTTCTATCCTTATTCATGGTCTTGGTATCCGGATACTTATCGAAGTCCAGGATACACAAACCACTGTGCTCAATTAGGCCGTCATCCTTCCTCTCATTGAAGGTACCATTAAACATGATCGCCATGAGCTTATTTTTATGCTCACTTTCACCATCTCGGATGAGGTTAATTTTGTTAATTACATCGGGATTACCATTCTTAATCCTGTTATAAACTTCTATAGCTGTTAGCTTGAATGGAGTCTCTTTAGAATTGTAAAGGGACCTGAATACTGATATTGTTGGGTTATACATAGCGGACAAATATAATAAATGACAGTGAATAGACAGTAAATGACGATAAAAAAAGTTTTGCGTCATGGATATAAACCAATGCAGGCTTACGTTTCAGCGATTTCATGACGATATGACGATAAAAAAACAAAAATTTTAGAGTGTGCATAGTGTAAAATTACATAGTGGTATATATAGAGAATTGACACAGCGTCATGGATTAGACAAAAAAAGAGGAGCCGAAGCCCCTCCTCTGTGTATAACCCTTAAAAAATTATGATAGTTCAAATGTAGTACATAATTCTTCTTTGGTCATTTGCTCTTGAAAACTTCTTAATAACTTAGGTGAAAAGTTACCGGTGATAGTTATCCTGGCTTCCTCATCATCCAGTGGCATGACATCCACATCAAAGATATTTATATCTGACCTCTTAGCTCGGATGAGTTCAGGTACCGGATGGATAAACTTAAGGTAATTAGCATCCTTATTCTTATACCAGTACTCATGCTCATATATCCCATGAACTACAGTACTATGATCTCTATTGAAGTACCTTCCTATCATGGTAGTAGTCATGTGCCTGTGCTTACTCATGTAGTTGTACAGGTAGTATCTCTTGCTAACTAGGTCCTGCTTCCTACTGGAGCTATCTAGTTTGTACGTTTTAATGATATCAATGATATCCTGGTTAATCACTTTGCTCAGTTCAAATAGTTCTTCGTTCATAATTTCTCAATATAATACTTGTAATAAATATCTCGTTTTACAGTGTATTCTAGCTTTTCAAATAGCTTAAAGTATCGGTAAACTGTTCTTTCACTGGTACCTAAGTACCTGGATATTGCCATCACTGTTCTCGGCTTTTCCTGTAGGAGCTGCAAGAGTCTTAGCACCCTGTATATTTTGTGCTGATTCATACCTCTAAATAGTTTTTTAATGCCTTCCAAAAGTCAAGAGGCTCATACAGTCTAATGCCAAAGCCGGATGAGTAATACTCATCTAGGTCCAGGTTCCATTTTATCCAGCTCAAGTCCTTTTCAATTTGACTCTTGCAGTAGTTTTGCCCCATCTTATCATTGACTTTCTCCCTGATTTCTTTGTGGGTGTGAATCTTCATATCATTTAGCATCTCTACAATGATATAACATCTTTTAAGTTGTGGCATCTTCATAGCTTCTCAATTACAAAGTGTCCGTAGATGTGGGTTCCTGCTTTTCTAAATTCGTTGAGTTTCCAATTGCAAAGTGCTTTTGTTGGGAAAGTGTAAGCTTCTGCAAGCCTGCTTTCGTAGAAGTACAATAATCTAAACATGAGTTTCTAGCTTTTAAATATTCAATATAGTGGGGGATATTAAAGGAGCCCCCCTTATCTCCTGCCATTGACTGCCTGATCCACCATTCAGCCATGCTATATAAGTCTCTACCGATAATCATAGGTACCTCCATTCATCCTCATCGTAGTAGTTAGCTGGGTCAGTTAACTCATCAATGATATTATACTCAATTAGGTGCTGCTCAATTAGGTACTGAACTTCATATTTTTCCTCATCGGTTAGCTCATAGTCAAGCTCTATATCTCCAGGATGTTCTAAGGCATTAAAGTCATTCAGCTCGATATACCAATCTCCATGTAGATCTCTGATGACATAGGTACAGCTTCCATGCATGAATGCTCTCTCAAAGTAGGCTGTATCATTTGTTACTTCTGTTACTAGCATATTAAAAAGATTAAAAGATTATACAATAGGATAGGGAACACTGCCACAAACAGGGCAGAAAAAACGTCATTAAGTATTTTATTTTTCATCTTGTAAGTTTAATCGGTTTAATAATTCATCAATCACATTCCATTCTAAGAATGCTCTTTGAGTAGCTGAGTCTAATGGTCCAAATGCATCCACTAGCTCCTCATATTGGAACTTAAGTTCCTGCTCATAATCTTTAATCATTTCTTCCTGGTTCATACTTTATTTATTTCTAGTGTTTAAATTAAATTTCAATTTCATGTATTTTTGACCTACTTTCTTTTGTTCTGAAATAGTCATATTATTGTAATCTTCAATTTTGATATTCATGAAGTCACAAATCATTTGATTAAGCTGTTCTAGTGTTTTCATTTTTTTAAGTTTTTGTTTGTTAATACCTGACAAAGATACAAATAGTTTCATATATGCAAACAATTTTGCATAATTTTCCACAATTTATAATCATTCTAAATAAGGAATGCAGCGTATAAGCTGAATAATCTCCGCAAAAATAAGGCTATAAGCTTAAGAAATATTTTTCTTACGGGTATATAAGTACTCTTGGTACTTGGTAAATACTAGATGATTTACTTTATTGTGTTTTTTACAATCTCTACAATGCAACCAATGGTGCACAGTACCCGAAGCAGTGACTACTTTTTTATTGTACCTGTGATTAGTACCTCCACATTCGGCACATTCGTACTTATCACCTCCATGCTGTACTGCATAGTTATGATTTGCAAGGGTATAGCTGTTAAGCTTTTCAAATACTGCCTCAAGTACCTCAACATCCATCTTACAATATGCCACCATTTTATCCAGGGCTTGCTGGTCTTTGCGAAATACTATATCTTTCCATAGATCTAACCCTCCTGTATCCATCTTAGCCCCTACCTTAAGTAACTTAGCTATGTAGTCAAGCTTGTTGCTATTAAAATTAAAGTACTTTTTAGCCCATTTAAGCGTGTCTATAGTCTTAGGTGATGGCATAAACTGAATACCATGAAATAAAGCCCTTGTGCGTATCCATTTGAGGTCAAACCTATCACCATTGTGAGCCACTATCTCATCTGCTTGAGCTAAAACTTTTACGAATTGCTCTATCATTTTCTTATCACTCTGATTTTTGGACCATGTTAGGCTGTGAATTTCATCTTCACCCTCCCATTTATAGCATATGCAGATGATCGCACGTTCATGTATTATATCACCTGGGTTAATTGTTAGGTTGTATCCTGTCCTCCAGAACACACCGACATTAAAAGATGTTTCAATGTCGTAAAATAGTCGTTTTCTCATAGCTTAAATAGTAGAGCTATCCTATCTAGTAGCCCTCTTTGTATTAAAAACCGAAGCAAGATACCAATAAAGAACGAAATCACAATAGGCCACCACGCCCATCTATACTTTACTACCTGCTTTGCCTTGGCAGTTTTCCATTGTGTATCACCTTTGATGCGTAATGTCTTGACCCTTTCTTTATACTCTATTCGTGTTTGCCATCTAGTCTTTGGTACGTAGATGTTGTTATACTTAATGATAGTATCCTTGGTTGTGATATACTTCTGCCATACGATAGTATCATTCATAATCACTGGGATGCTGTCAATGGTAGTTATACGGATTGTATCACTATCCTGTACTAACTGTAGGCCATTCTTTAATGCTTTCTTATAGTGCCATTGAGCTCTCTTAGGAGCTGAGCAGGATGTCGCAAATATAGTAGAAACTAGCGACAAAATAATTATTGAAAGTCTCATGTGCTATAGGCTTTGTAACATCTTAATCATTCGGGGGCATGGGTAAATATCTGCCTTGTCTTTACGAACACTGTTATGTGTATAAATACCTGGAGTACCTTTGAATGCTTCCTTATCAATGCTGAATATCTCTGACCGGTAAGCCTTGGGAATGTCATAGGTCTCACACAGGTACTCCACTAACTGTCGAGTGCTTTCGATTTGTGCATCCGTATATTTATACCAATGGATGTTACCCTTGTATGGTGCATCTAAGGTAGTAACCATAGAAGGATCTACAATACTCTTGACATAGTTATAGTACTTTCCATCTCTTAGCTTTAATGGACCCCAATTGCATATCTCGATTCCTACAGATAGCTTGTTTAGGTTTTGGTATTTGAGTCCATGAGCTGAGAAGTCTTGGCTATCTATCCCCAGGTGATAAGCCCAATGCTTAGAGCTGAAGCACTGCACTATGCTACCTCTTTCACCTACTACAAATGCAGTTGCAATCCTATCTGAATTGCTGTTCCACCAACGTGATACAGCTATAGGGTTACCATTGCCTGCTGTATGATGTAGATAGATTTGTTTTTTTTCAGACTCCTCGTGAAAGTATTGGCTATTAGATAGGCGTTCCTGAAATATCTTGGTCGTGTCTAATTTCATCTACATGTTGTTTAATTTCTTTTGCCCTGGAGAATAGGTTTTTCATAGCCTGCCATAGGTCAAGCCCTTTTACTGCTTTGTAATTCTCATTAATGCTCATGACTTCAATGCTAACTAGGATGAGTGCAAGAACCTTAGTGAGTAACAGCTGTACTGAAAAGAACTGAAGTATGATATTGTTAAGGATAAAGTGATCTATCATATAGAACAGGATAACCGTTACCTCATAAAGTAGCATCTTGCTAATGATTGCACTGAGGCCCCTGCTAGTTATCTTTGTTTTGTTCTTTACTGACTTCCAAATACCGGTGATTGTATCAAGTACGATAACAAAACCCACCAAAAATAGCAGTCCTGATATTGGCATTAAGAATGCACTTATAGTAGCTAACAATTTAATCCAGTTAGCCTGCATGGTCTTAAGCAATATATAGAACTGTGACTCCATTATAGAATAAGGATGCTGTTATTGTATCCGTTTTCTCGTAAGTTACCACACATACCTGTGCAAGTTGTTTGATACTGATTGATACAAGAGCAGTGGTTAAACATTGGTCTTAGATCAGTATCCATGTTGGTAGTGGATATGAATATCGGGAACAGATTTCTGTTAGCTAATAGCCATCTTATAAGACGTTGCTCAAAGAAACTAGCCTTTTGTGCATAGTGTTCCATCCCAAATGCCACCTCTGAACGTGATACGCTAGCAGAATAGTCACCATTCTGAGTCTGAAGTCCTTTATTTTTTAGCTGATATGTCAATCCAAATACAGCATCCTCTGCACTTCTCCACGCAATGACAGGCTGAATGAACTCTACTAGGTCAATCTCATCCGGTGTAAGTGTCTGAGCATTGTATGCAGTTAGCATGTGATTGTAGAACGTAGTACCC